CGTGGTTTGGTGATCTGGATGAGGTGAGACAAGAAGCGATCATAAATATATTCCTAAATCTAGGCGCTACAAGGTTCCGGCTTTTCAAACGCGCATTGTCCGCTATGGAAGAAGGTAACTACGAAACAGCAAGCACTGAGTTTTTGGACAGCCTATGGGCAAAGCAGGTAGGCGGTAGAGCATTAGAGCTTACCGACATAATCAGGTCAGGCGAGTATGTATGATCCTTATATCTACGTTTGTGAGATTGTTAGAGTCGTTGATGGAGATACTATTGATGTCAATGTTGATCTCGGTTGGTCTGTTAGTGTGCGTAAGCAGCGCATTCGTTTATACGGTATTGATGCTCCCGAGTCTCGCACTAGAGATGTGGAAGAGAAGATATACGGCAAAGCCTCGAAGAAGTTTGTCAAAGACTTTTTGAGTAGCGATCACATCCTGCTCAAGACTAGAGAGAAAGGTAAGTACGGCAGATATCTAGGTGACTTCTGCGTAGGTGACAAATGGCTTTGTGACGAGATGATTAAGGCTCATCACGCCGTGCCGTACTACGGACAGAACAAGGCCGACATCGCAGCCGCGCACATCCGCAATCGATCCTTAGTGCAGCTCTGACCCGTATCGGTCACTCTCTTCCATATACTTGAAGAATTCCTTGCTTCGAGTTTCATCGGCGAACACAAAGTCTTCTAGGTGTGACAGGTTCCAAGCCAGCGTAGCTATGTAGTTTAGATCGCCGCTATTGAACTTATGAGGAGCCCGCTTGAGCCATTCCTCGCAGTCTTCTGGGTTCTTCAGTATAAAACTTATGCCTTCCATTTTTTTACCTGCTCAATGTCTCGGAGGTATTGATATTTTAGCAGTCTTGCGTCCTGTTTGAGTGGCGTTCTAGTCACTTTTTCACCAGCGGCATAATCATTGCCTTTATCTGTATTCCAGAACCATTCTTTGCTACACCATCCCATTACAGCAACTTCTTCCTTTCCGATATCTACGCAGCAAAATATGTAGTAATCGCACTTTTGGTGATCTCGTAAATATGTCGTAACAAGAGCGTTTCCTTCTTCACGGCTCCAAAACTGCGGCGCTCGACTGCTTTTAACATCCCATCTCAAGCCTTTGATAATTAAGTCGTAATCTGAAAAGTTTACAAAGTCGAAAGAAATGTCAAAGCTGTCCAATAGCTGACACACAGCCAGCTCTCCAAGAGTACCAATTACCTTGCTGTTTTTGTTAATGCTTTGGCGATTAAGCGTTTCGGGCTCGCTGTAAGCAATATCGAGCCAATGCGGATCAATCGGTAGTATTATCATTTACAGGCCACGGAACGTGTATGCCAAACTTTTCGCCTAGATATTTATTCAAGACTTCATAGGTTTTGATGTAGTCTATCTTATTTACCTTAGCGCTTGATTCCTCGCCCGTCTGAGCTTTCTGCACTGGCTTCCAGAGGTAGCTTTTAACAGCCTCACGGTTCCATTCGATCTCTGGATGATGCTCAAGCATTACCCGGACATCTAAATGTTTTTCGTTTAGCTCATTAGCGATTTGCTCACACCAGAGGTGTAATGCAGAGTTTTGCCTGATGCTGCGTTGCTTTCCTGTTTTGCAAGTTATTATCAGGTATTTATCTTTGTTCCACGCCTCTTCTATGTGCTTCTTGGCGGTCTCCATCTTGTATTCCGTGTTTACGATCCACAACTCACCCGTCATTTGAGTCTCCTAATATTCAATGATGTCGATAAAACCAACCGCACCAGCCTCTCTGACAGCCTTGATGCGCTTGTACTCTTCACGGTAGTGCCGTGCCACATCCTTCTTGTTCTTGTTGATGGTCTTGGCTAGGCTGATGTCGTTGCGTTTCTCACGCAGTATCTCAAGCATCGCCTCGCCTACCTTGTTGACCATCCATCGGTAGAAGTCATCCGGGTTGCCGCCGAGCTTCTGATGACATCCAAAGCAATGTGCGAAAACATTGTCTGGACAGAACCTTGTGGCCTTGTGCCGCCTAGAGAAGTAGTGCGAGGCGTGGAGCGCAGAACTATTCTCCTCGTACTTCTTCCCGCAGCATTCACAAGTCCAATCAGCGGCTTCCCGAATGCATTTGGAAAACCATCTATCTTCTGGAGTGATGGTTATTTTAGGCATCAGACTTCCTCACCTTCACGATATGAAAGCCTCCGTTGGTGACCTGCTGAACGTCAAACGTAATATCCTTGCCGCGCAGCCAGCCTTTGATTGACCAATAGGCTTTCCGCATTTCATCGTAATCCTCAAACTCGATGGCCTGCGAGTAGCCCATATCAACAAAGGCTCTGACTGCTTGGTTCTTTATCTGACGCTCAGCTTTCTCAAACTCTACGATCTTCATTAGAATGGTATATCCGTGTTATCTACAGGTGTTTCATGTGAAACATCGTCAGGCTTTTCGCTGTCAGGCTTTTCGCTCGCCACACGTTCCCATTTTAACGAAATAAACTTAGCACCTGTCTTGCTGTTGGTATTGAGCCAGCCTTTTAGCTCATAACCGTATTTATTTTTGCCAATCTGACCTGAATTGACAGCCTCGAAAAGCTCCTTCATGTCATCTTCACTGATGCTGGCGTAATACTGGTCATCGTCAAATTTTGACTTGTTAATCCCAGTAAGCTGCACCCATTCTTTTGGTTCATATTTATCCATCTATCAGTCTCCTTGTTTCTGAGTCTACTAATTCTGCGGCCTCGATAATTATCTTGGACGCTTTGTCTATCCATTCGTCATCCCGTTCTACCTTGATTTTGAAGTCAGGATGAACTGGGTTGTAAGAATAAAACCAGTAGTGATCCAGCCCGAGTATCCACATCGTGCCTTGCACCTGCTGAAAATATCTACTAGGAAGCCTTCCAGAGCGTCTGTAGCCTGTATGCGTACCACGCTTCGGGCATTTGATTTCGATGCCTGTATCGGCCCACAGGCCGTCTGGTGAGCATCCAATGTCATAATCGTCCAAAGCAATCATGCCAACCTGCTTTATTTCAATATCGTGCAGCAGTTCAAACTTGCTTCGAGCTTCATCTTCTCGCTCAGAGCCTTCTTTCATTTCTTTGCTTTGGTACGTTTCGATGGGTATGGGAACTTCACGCTCAGCGATCACTTCGTTAATATAAGTGCTGGCTGATTGCGATTTTGCTCCTTGAGTCGTAACTAGCTTTGAGAAGTTTGATGCGGTGATAAAGCCGCATCTGCTTCTCAACCATTCTTCAGAGCCTTGCTCGTGGTAGAAATATCTCATAGGAACGAGTCCTGCTGAGATACTTGCTCGCGCTCTTTGAGTATCTTCCTGAGCTGGCTGATCTGCCTGTCGCTCAGGTTCCAATTGTCAGCCTTCACAGACCGCAGGCAAGTCTCCAGATTCATGCCAGCCTTTTCACAGTCAGCCTTGATGCTGTCTATCGTGGCGGTCTCAGCAGGCTCTTCTTCGTGCTGCGCGTCATTGTCGTTCTCAGGATCACCGAGAGCGAACAGGCCCATCAGGCAGTAGCGCTTGGCGTAGGTATAGCCAGTGCCGCAACCTTGCTCAGTCTTCTTAACCTTATCGACTAGCGTGAGCTGGGAATGTGACTGACCGCTCTTCAGATGAATCAGCGTGATAGTGCAGCCTACCTGATCCTCGGCGTTGACATCGGTGAAGTAGTACACGATCTCATCACCGAAGCAGTCCCGCGCCGCATCGTTAAGAACCGCTACAGACCAGTATTTCTGCTTGGTGTGCTTATTCGTTTGGTCTTTTTCTGGAGTGACAAACTTGCCTCTGCATTTCGCAAAGGACTTCCAAAACTCAATGTTTTCCATAAGTTATCCCGTCAAGGTGTGTAAAAGGAAAGGCGAGTGTAAACGAGTGTGACAGGCGTGTCAAGCGGTGAAAAGGAGTGCGATCAGCCGGACACACGAGATTTACGGGTTTAGAGGACTTTCATCCGCTAGCTGACGGGTGCTAGGTGCTGTTTTGTAAGCACGAAGACCGCACAACACAATAGTACCACAAAGTCACGGACAAAAATGCCAAAAAAAAATGCGTTTTTGTCCGTAGATTTATTTTTGGGTTTGGATTATGCTCCCAAGACGGTGTGGTAAATCCTGACCGAAACTCAAGGATCATGCTCACGGCGAGCTTTGTAGGCCGGAACACGAGACATTAGCGGGTTTGATGCGACCGCGCCTGACCAGCGAAGCGAAGGCGGCAAACAAGCTCACGGACACAATGGAGGCTAGACGCGGCTACCACGGATCAGGTGAAGGCGTTCTTGCAATCTTAATCTCTCGTACCACGCTCTGAATATGACTATGGTGTCCCAAAGCATCTAAATGACATTTTCGCCTAGAAAAGTGTAAAAAAAGTGTTGACACTGTGTGAGATATAGGTATAATAATAATCATTGAGA